TACGCATGTATTTTTGAGTACACAAGCCGAGAGCGTGCAGACCAAGCCATTGAGCAAAACGACAGACGTTTATTGTGTGAAGGCCATGCATACGCAGTGGGCGACACGGCAAGCATTGAAAGCCAAACCTATCGCGTTATATCGGTATCTGAGATTAAACCGGCTGACGTTGTAGTAGCCTGCAATTTACAGGTTCGCGTATGAGCTTTGCAACTGACTTAGACAAAGCAGTGCTGAACATCAAAGGCTTTACAGAAAAGCAGGTGCGAGGGACATTGTTTGGCTTGTCGTCGCGCATCATTAAGGAAAGCCCAGTTGATACGGGTAGATTTCGCGGCAACTGGCAGGCATCTATTGGGTCGCCCGTTTTGTCAACTACAAGCCGCTTAGACAGAACGGGAGCTGGCTCAATAAATGACGCTGCTGTAACCGTGCAAGGTTTAAAGCTAGGCCAAACCTTTTATTTGACAAACAACCTACCTTATGCGCGGCGCTTAGAATATGGGTCGCATAGTAAGCAAGCGCCTAACGGATTCTTGCGTATTAACTTGCAGCGTGTGCAACTTGAAATCAATAAGGCAAGGCAATGAGTACGCACTTTAATGACATTCAGGCCGCATTGGACACTCGCCTATCAGCATTGGCTGGTGGCAACCCTATTGCGTGGCCTAACATTGAATACGCACCTACGGGTGGCACAACTTACTTGCGCCCTAGTTTTTTACCGGCTGACACGCTGCAAAGTGGCTTAGGTGCTACCGGCTTAGACGAGACAAACGGCATTTATCAGGTTGACGTTGTTTACAAAGCCAACAGCGGTCGCACAACAGTGGTGGACGCAGTGGCAGACCACTTTAAGCGCGGGACGGTTGCGTCATATAATGGCGTTAACGTTCGGGTGCGCTCCGTATCGATTGCGCCTGCAATCTTTGAGGGTGCTTGGCATTTTGTGCCAGTGTCCGTATCATTTCAAACTTACACAGAAGCGAGGTAAATCAAATGGCAATCGCAAACGGCGCACAACATTCACTGCACTACGTTGCAGAATCGGCCTACGGCACAACGCCGTCGACACCGACTTGGACACCTGTTCCACACACGGGCACGAATATGGCAATGACCAAGGACGCAATCGAAAGCGAAAAGCTACGAGGCGACCGCCAGATTGAGGACTTTAGACACGGCAACAAAACCATTGGCGGTGAGATTAGTTCTGAGTTGGAGTACGCAGCCTTTGACGTGCTGTTAGAGGCCGTTATGTGTGGCACATGGGCAACCGACGTATTAAAGGCAGGCACTACCCGTCGTTCGTTTACGTTTGAGCGCAAATTTGGCGACTTGGCCACTCCTGAGTACCATCGCTACACCGGCGTGGAAATGAACAGCCTTGCTTTGGCGGTTGCGCCTAACAGCATGGTGACTGCAACCTGGGGTGTGGTGGGCAAAGACTTGACCCTGAATACTACGCAAGTTGCAACTAGCACTTACAGCGCCGATAGTGGCAACACACCATTTGACTCATTCACCGGCTCAATCACAGAGGGCGGTTCAACTATCGCGACGGTTACGTCGCTAGAACTTAGTATTGAGAACGGCATCGAACCATTATTTAGCATTGGCTCATCCACCACTAACCGACCAAGCATCGGCAAGTCACGCGCCACAGGCACATTGACCAGCTACTTTGACAGCAAAGCGCTGTATGAGAAGTTTATCAACGAGACGTCTAGTTCCGTCGTGCTAACGCTGACCGACACTGCTGGTAATGACTACGAGATTGATATTCCAAACGTGAAGTACAACAGCGGTCAACCTGACGTATCAGGCGAGGGCGCAGTCACAGTGTCAATGGAGTTTGTTGCTCTGTACTCATCTGGCGACGCATCGCAAATTGTTATCACCAGAACGGACGCCTAAGCATGGAACTAAACAGCCTACGCACAGTAGAAAGCCACGAAGCTGGCGCAGAGTGTAATATCCTCTCGCCCGTGGACGGCTCGCCTACTGATGTATTTATTAAAATCAAAGGCTCTGACTCAAAAGAGTGGCGCAACGCTAAAAAGAACCAGACAAGCCAAATTATTGCGGCCAAAAGCGGTGGCAAAGATATTGACCTTGACTACGACAAGATGGACGTCGACGCACTGGTGGCTGTTACGATGGACTGGAGTGGCATCGTCGATAACGGCGAGCCGTACCCGTGCAGCAAAAAGAACGCGCTCAAGCTGTACGCAGATTCACCGGCAATCGTTAGCCAGTTAATCGACTTCCTGACGCGCAGGGCAAATTTTACGACCGGCTAATTGATGAGTTTGTAAGCTACGGGCGGTGGTGTTTTTGGATAAACGACCGCGCCGAAGGTTCAAAGATTAGCCGATACGAAGCCCTGCAACAGGTAGCCAAAAGCCGAGGGTCTACGCCAGCCGAGTTATCCAACGCGCCCAAGTTAAGGTCTGAGCATAACGACTGTTGGAATGTGTACACCAGCCTGAATGATTACACTTACAATGAGATGCACCGATACATGGAACTAACGGGCAACCGCTTAGATGCTTGGGAAGTCGAGGCCGTGATGGGCTTGGCTAAATACAGGAACGCAGAACCAATATGGCCACCGAAGTAGCAACCCTTACGTTTAAAGCGAATACAGCAGACTTAGAGCGAGCAGAAAAAGCGCTGGATGGCGTTACTCAGTCCGGTAAAGAGACCGCGAGCGCAATAGAGAGGCTCGCAAAAGAAAATAGAGAGCTATCGGTTTCTGCAAAGGATACCAAAAAGCAAATCGAGGGTTTAAATAAAGAAGCCCGCGAATCACAATCCCGCTTCAACCTATTAGAAAAAGAACTTAGGGAAGTAAAGTCGGCTCATGATGCGTTGAAGGCATCAATGATAACAGGCTCACAGAGTCAAAAAGACTTTACAAATCACACCCAAAAAGCAACCGATTCAACTCGCAGGATGCGTGGCGTTGCTGGTCAGCTAGGCTTTCAAGTACAAGATATTGCGGTTCAATTGCAGTCGGGCACAAACGCCATGATTGTGTTTGGTCAGCAGGGTTCGCAAATCGCTGGTGCATTTGGCCCAGGTGGTGCTATATTGGGTGCGGTTATCGCAGTTGGTGCTGCTGTCGGCACTATGCTTGTGGCTTCATTTAGCAATGGCTCGCAATCAGCAAAAGACCTCAAAGCCGAAATTGATGGGCTAACAGAGAACTTTGAAGCTCTTGGTGAAGCAGCGCGAGCAGTTTACATTCGTGAACTGACTAAGGAGATGGAAGACCATATTGAGACGCTGGACGAACTCAAACTTAAGTACATTTCCTCAAGGAATGAACTTGCTGCATTAGGCCGCCTTTTTGGTGATAACGCAGACCGCATAAAAGAACAAACTAAAATAACTCAAGACTTGGCAAAGGCAGTTGAGGATTACGAGAAGAAAATAACTGTTACTGGCGAGAAGGTCGACTTGCTTACCGGCAACAAAAAAGAGGAAACCACAGAGACAAAACGGCAAATTGAAGATATCAAGCGGTACGTTGAACGTATGCAAGAGCAGGCGGCAACGATTAGCCTAAACACTATTGAACTAGCCAAGTACAAAGCTGTTCAAATGGGGGCTAACGCAACGCAGATGCAATCGATATTGTTGTCGGCACAACGCATTGCTCAACACACAGCCGAGCAAGAGGCAATTAAGAAAGCCACAGTCGAGGCCGAAAAGCAAAAGAAGATAGAAGAACAGAACGCCCAAAGAAAAACACAAGACCAGAGCAGGCTTGATGAGAAAATAAAGCAGATTACTGACGGTGAAGCTCGCAAAGCAGAAGCCGAGCAAGCAGCTACCGACCAGCGTGCCGTACAGATTGCCGAAAGCCTAATGTCCGAGGAGGAGCAGATTCGTATGTCATACGAAAGGCGCTCACAAATCATTCTCGACAGCACACTGCTAACTGGCCAACAAGTAAACGAAGCGATGGCAGCTCTGGAATTGGAGCGCCAGGACAAATTACGGGCTATTAAAGACAAGTCAGCCGAAGAAGATAAGGCACGCTCTGCACAGACTACTAGCCAGTTACTGGCCTTTGAAGATATCTTACTGCAAGGCAAAAGCGAAAAGCAAAAGACCGCCTACAGGTTGGCCGTAAACCTTGCTAGCGCTGAGAAACGACAGAACGCGGCTAAGATTGTCTCCGACAGCTATGCGGCTGCTATGGGTGCTTACAAGGCCTTAGCGGGTATTCCTATTATCGGCCCTGCGTTGGGCGCTGGTGCTGCTGCGCTTATTCTGGGTGCTGGTGTTAGCTACGCTGCCAAATCGCTCACAGGACGCGCTCTTGGCGGTCAGGTGCGTGGTGGCGAGTCTTACGTGGTTGGCGAGCGGGGCCCAGAGGTATTAACAATGGGTGGCAGTGGCCGGATTACGACAAATGAAAAGATACGCAACAGCAGCAGCGGAGATTCTGGCGGCGTAAAGCAGGCTAATATCACATTCCAAATTAGCACTGTAGACGCGCAAGGGTTTGACGACTTGCTGGATTCACGGCGTGGTCAAATCGTCAACATGATAAATACCGCCTTATTCGACCAAGGCCGAAGGGCAATTGCATAATGGCTGGCACATACCCAACAACGCCTGAATTTCAGGCCATCAACTTAAAAAGCACGCACAACAACGTAAAAAGCACCACTGTTAGCGGTCGCGTGCAGGTTCGCACTATTGGCGGGCAAAAGTGGGCTTTTAGCGCCAAATACAACCCAATGACACGTGCTGAATTCCAGCCGGTGTTTGCGTTTGTAACGTCTCAGCAGGGTATGTTGGGCACGTTTGGCATTGTGCCACCTGTAATAGGCTCTACAAGCGGCTCTGCGACTGGTACGTCATTAGTCAATGGGGCAACCAGTGCAGGCGCTACTAGCGTGCCTGTAGACGGTTTTACGGGTGACATAAAGGCTGGCGACTTTGTTAAGTTTGGGCACGGCAAGGTTTATATGCTTACGGCTGACCGCAACGGGGCTGGCAATATAAGTATTGAGCCAGCCCTTGTAAGTGCCGTTTCCGATAATGAAACCATGACATACAACAACGTATCGTTTACCATGCGAATGACCAACGATGTGCAGTCTTATTCTTTAAGCCAATTTGAGTATTACACCTACGAGGTGGACATGGAAGAAGTGCTGTGACACGTTCAATAAATGCTTCAACCATCACTGCGCTACAGTCTGACGCAATACGGCTGTGCCACCTGGTGCAAATTGATTTTGCAACAACACAGCGCATAACCGATAATTTCCATGCGGTAGTTAGTGGCGGCAATACATTTTTGCCGGTCGGCCATTTGTTAAGCATTGGCCAACCACAAGAGACGCAAGACCTGCGGGTGGGCAGTGTGCAAATCAGGCTCTCAGGCGTAGAGCAAAGCTATGTATCCATATTCTTGAATCAAGAGTACATCAACCGTCGCGTTAGGCTTTGGAAGGCTGTATTAGACACGGCTGGCGAGGTTATTGGCGATGCTATTATTACCTTTGACGGGCAAATAACAGGCTATTCAATCCAAGACTCTGAAGATTCATCCGTGATTACGCTTAACTGCGCCTCGCATTGGGCAGACTTTGAGCGTAAAGCTGGAAGGTTGACCAACACAAACTCGCAGCAATACTTTTTCCCAGCCGATACGGGGTTTAGGTACGCTGCCAACAGCATCAAAGATATAAAATGGGGCAAAGCGTAAACTCCAGCCACGTTGATTATTTGCTGCGCTCTGGCGACGACACTATAGAGCCTGGCAACTACATTGAAAACGAGCACGGCTTTGCAAGCTACCAAATAGACGGCCAGCAGTTTACAATCATTCAGTGCTACGGTGATGGGCTATGGTGGGACGCTGAATTTAATAGGCTTGCCAAGGCTAACAATTGCACTCATATTGTGTTTGCCACACAACGAAACCCTAAAACCTTTGCACGCAAGTTTGGATACAAGACTATGGCTACTGTTATGACTAAAGAGGTGACCTAATGAGCCGTGTCGTTAGGTCAATCCGCAGAGTTGTCAAGAAAGCGATTAACATTGTATCTAACGTCATTGGTGACGTTATTTCTTGGCTTATACCGCAACCAGACCAGCCAGACTTAGAGCAAGAGGCCCGAGGTGCACTGGTAAATAAACAGTCAAACATTGAACAAATACCTGTTATTTACGGTGAGCGCAGGGTAGGCGGTACTATCGTATTTGTTGAAACAAGCGGCCCTAGCAACTACTCTTTGTACATCTGTTTAGTTTTAGCAGAAGGCGAAGTGCAGGCGATTGGCGACGTCTACATAAATGACGAGCTGTTAACAAGTGGGAGCAAACACTTTGGACACGTCTTAATTGACAAAAAAACAGGTGCAGATTCACAAACAGCCAGCAGCGTTTTACTTGCCGCACCAAGCTGGGAAAGCACTGACAAGCTAAGTGGCATAGCATACCTTGGCATACGCCTAACTTACAACGCAGACGTGTTTAGTGGCATCCCAACAATCACGGCTGACGTGCAAGGCCGTAAAGTTTATGACCCGCGCACAACATCGACGAGTTATTCAAGCAACCCTGCTTTGTGCCTGCGAGATTACCTTACGAACACGAGGTACGGGAAAGGTTTGCTAGAAACCGTTATTGATGATGTATCTTTTGGTGCTGCTGCAACTGATTGCGACGTTAACGTTGAATCATACGATGGCGGTGACGATGTAAAAGCGTTTTCTTGCAATGCGGTAATACTTACAAACAAAAACATATTCGATAACGTAAAGGTTTTACTGTCTGGTATGCAAGGCATCATGCCTTACCAAAACGGCCAGTATCGCTTGTTTATTGAAAAAGACAAGGCCAGCACTTTTGACTTTACGATAGACAACATAATCGGCGGAATTGCCTTGAGTGGCTCTAGCAAGTCATCAAAATACAATCGAGTAACTGCAAAGTTTGTTAACCCTGAAGCGAATTGGCAATCTGACGCTGTAATTTGGCCGGAAGTTGACTCAACAGAATACACGGCTTACCTATCCGCTGACAACAACATAGAGTTGTCTACAGAGCTAAACCTTACAACAGTTACAAACTACTACCAAGCGCGCAACATTGCAAAAACCGCGTGTCTAGCATCAAGGCTTGCAGGCATGACTGTAGAGCTTGAATCAACATCTGAAGCGCTTGTTTGCGT